CTAATCCTTCTAGGTGCAAGTCTACTATCCGATGCCCATTCTACAGTAGTACCTGCACTTTCATGGGATACCATCTTAGGATCGATATACTCTGACGCTTCTTTCATTAGTTCTTTAGCTCGATCCGCCCAATGCTGACGTAAACGCCAATAGCTCGTTTCTGATGAACCAAGTGAAACATTGGACAAATCCGACGCTTTCCGTGCAATCCAATATGCCACGTAGCTAGCGCAAAGTGCCGTCAGTAAGTCAGTGTCCATATTCGGTACAGTAGTCAGATTAGCATCCGAAACATCAATAATATGTGCGCCAGTATATTGTAACCTAAGATGATTTACTGAATCAATTGCAGTGGTTAGAAACAGAACATCATTACCGCTGGTGTCTTTACGGATCTCACGATCTTTATCCGTTATATCCGTTTCAACTTCAGAGTCAGTATCTCTGTTGCTAACCGATGCAATCTTTTCAAGGTCTGAATAGCCACTTTCCCATAGAGTTAATTCTGAATTCAGTACAAATCGCTTCTGCGTACCATCACCCGCAATCTCTTCTACAACGTGTCGTGGTCGTAAACGAGTGTATTGATTAACTCCTGCCTCGATACATAGATCTAAAATATCATTACTAGGGTCTAATTTTGGTGAATCAACTGCACCAACTTTAGCTTCGACCCTATCCCTGAATGTTTCGAGTATTCCTACAGCGGGCATTTTAACCTCACTCCAGAGAGTGGGGAGTAGATCACCGAGAGCCCCACGGCAACCTACTCCCCACTTTCCAACCCTCGGGGAAGGGACTAAACTACGATACGACCAGAGAATCCACGATAGTCGAGGATCTCAGCCTGCCAAATGTGACGGATCTTCCAACGGATTTTCTCCGCATCGAAGAAGGTACCGACACGATCCAAGTCCTGTACGAACATGGCCGGGTTCTGCTGACCGTTGAGGAACCCGACAGCAATCATTTCGATCTCTGACGGATCTGCCGTGACCCAATAGTCGTTGGCATCAAGTTGAGTGACCTCATGTAGATCAAGACCATACTTCGACCGAAGAATATTCGGCTTACCAGGGTTCTCAGTATCCTGAGCAGCAGCAGTACCAAGTTCAAGGTACGGCTGACCATCAGAGAACAGGTCTTCATAAACCTGATCGTACAGAGTCGTACCAACTAGAACGTGCCTTGGAGTTGCACGCATCGGCTCTTTGGTATCGATATCCTGTTGCGCTGAAATCTCAGCACGCATAGCCTTCAATTCAGTCCAACTATACGCTGTAGTACCGTGGTTGTTATGAGCCGCATTAGCGAGAGAAACACCACCATTACTATCGGTAGTATAGTTCTCGTTGTTCGCCAACTTATTGAATACCGCGTCATTCAGAGTACGCGCAGCAGCGCGACTCAACTTAGCCGGAAGAGTCTGAATTCGACGAAGATCGTCATTAACCAGAGTCTCCCAAGTCAATTCAGCGTATCCACCATGCTTGACGATTGCGAGAGTGATCTCTTCTTCACTCGGTTGAGTGACTGGACCAAGATAATCAGCACCCTCGTTCACGACGAGCAAGTTAGCAAATTCACCGAGTCGCAGGAAACGCCAATCCTTGAAATCAGTTACACGTTCAGCACGCCCAACCAACTTCCATTTCAGTTCCATCTGTTTATACTCACGAACCATAGCCTTATGCATCAAGTTCGAAAGAATTAGAGGGAACGTCGAAGTATCGATCAACGCCTCTGTAACTGACCCACCGCGAGCAGAAACATACTCATGGTAGAATGGGTTGTCCTCCCAATTAAGTCCTTCACATGCAACACCAAGTCTCTTCCGTTCCTTTGCAGGACGACGGAAAAAGTCTCGACCTTCCATATAAAGATCACCAGTAAGAACACCATACGCCTGTCTTAGACCTTGGAAAGCAGGAACTTTAATCTTGCTTTTGCCGCGACCCTCAAGAACAGCGTTATCTTTACCATCAATCATCGCTTCCATTGCAGCGTTGATCTTATCACTTGAATTCCATTCAGTAAAGATACCAGACCCACCATCATCATCAGGCGTATCTAGCAGATTACCACCGGAATTCTGACTCCGACCAATACCCTTTCGGAGATCGACCAAAAAGTCATCAACTGATTCCAACGCTACAATACCGTGGTTATCAATCAAGTCCGTAAAATGCTGAAGAGCGAACTTCTCCAACCCTTCAGGCAACTCAGCAGCCTTAATACGCGCTTCAACAAGAGCAGTATTATTTTGCGTAAGAATATTTTGCATCGATTCAGTTAGCGAATCGAATTCCTCACGACTAACGTGCTCTTCATTACCATCGTCATCGGTGATATCACCGCCCTCGGCAGCTTCAGTCGCGACTTTCTTCTTAGACTTCTTCTTAGCCACTTCTTTAGCTTCAGCAGCAGCTTGGTCCTTATAACGCTGAGTAGCACTTGCACTCAACCCATTACCAGCTTTAGCCGTGTCCGCTTTACGCTTACGTCGCTCAATCTCCTCATGGTCATCAGGGTCAGGATCACCACCCAATGACAGTGCTTCAAGGATAGGAACTTCAGCACCCTCAGGTACCTCCTGCTCCAAACCCTCAAACAACGCTTCGACGAATTCCGGGTACCGGCTCGCCAATGCCTTTGCCTTGGTAATTGAATCCGGTGGGAGATCCACCGACTCAACCAAGGACTTACGCGCCTCGTCAGACAAGAGGCGCAAGAGTCGTTTCACCAAACTCATGCTACGGTCCTCCTTTGGTTCCTCAAGCGCCTCCAGCACTGGTAAGAACGTCCCACCAGCACTTGGAAACGAGACAATCTCGAAACCTGTTACTTTTGAAACCTGTGTAAGAGTACGAATTGGTCCATCATTCCGTGAATTCAAATCACCTTCAGCAACATGAATACTCGGACCAATCGACCTACCCAACGCTTTAGCTTGTCGAATCAATCCCGAGATCATCCGTCTACTTCGTGGACTTGAAGTCTCAATATCACCCTCAATATGGGCAACGTTATCTTCAATAACCATCTTCGGATTACGAACAACACCTACTTGAGCTTCTGGAAGTGAAGTAGGAAGCATCCGGCGAAGACCGGGTGGTAGCTTCATACGCCAAGTATCCCAATGGGCGAAGAAAGTCTTATTACCAGACTCAGAAGTATCATAAAGATTTACAGGTACACCATCTACCAGATCCACCATACTCTCAAGAATACGGCGAGGCCAGTTATTACCATTCTGAGAAACACCCTCACGAATCAGGACAGCACGTAGCTTTCCCGCAGACTCAAAGATGTACCCATAATTCTTCATTGACTAACCCCTATCTCTTTCTTTCTTTCTACGCTTCTTTCGTTCTTTGGGTGATTCTTCTTCTTCAACTTCGTTTTCTTCTTGCTCTTCAAGAGTCTCAACTACACTTACTGGTACCTCTCCTTCATCCATTACTGCATGGACTCTAACACCAGAACCATCACATGCTGAGATAGTTATCCACGGCTTAACAGGTTCACCAGTTGTCCAGTCTGCCTCTTCACAAGCATCATCACGAGTATGGAAGAAAACCGAAGACAGGTATCGCTTTTCTAATTCACATTCAGCAGAACGCCAAACCAGCCCACCCTTAGGACCATTAGTGCGGAACATGTACCGATGTGTTCGCCGCTGCGCATTTTTATGACCAACTTCGCGACCACCAAACGGTTCAATCTTTCCTGCCAAATACGCATCAACAGTTCGCACCATAATTGCACGAACTTCCTTCGATGGGATTTTCATCGAACGTCGAACTTCAATGTTTAGTCCTCGTGCCGCCTCACGATAAGTTGCCTCACCCCATACCGTCTTAACACGCTTTTTGCGTGTATCCTCACGGATCGTCTCTTCCACACTCATTGAGTTTCCCTCCCTCTTTTGGTTACTCTTCTATTATCCTAAATCTGGCGCAGGTATGCCAATAGGCCATGGTATTACAAAACATCGACAATTAATTGTTGCGGATGGATGCGCTAACGCCATAACATCACGTGGGAACCTCATCTTCACTATACCTCCACCTCTTAGTGGAACATCAAAAAACCCATTATGACGTCTGATCTGACCAGTGATAGCAGCGTGTTCAGGTCGCTCAATCTCGGACCAAATCCACATTTTATCAACGCGACCTTCCGTAAGCCTTAATGCTTCGTACGACTGATTAGCAGACAAACTAGCTAATCTAAGACTTTCTGTACGCAAAATGCGCGCTGCCTGAGCTGACCAAACCTTGCTAGGCGTTAAGGACGCGTTAACTGCGTTAGAAGCAGTCAACCCCCTAGCTTCAGGGGATAGGGAGGTCAGCTTAAAGGTTCGCCCCGCCTCGGAGCCTATACGCTGTGTAACGCTTCCAATTAAATCCTGACTCAATCTACTAGATATAGCAAGTAACTCAGGATCAGTTCCAATTACAGGTGGTATAGCATTAGGTGTAAAACGTAGAGAATACGCTTTATAAAGATCGTCCACTAATTGTTGTTGCTGCTGTACTGTACTAGTAAAAACTACACCAAAATCAACAGCTAGATCACTTGCGCGTGCATTTGCTAAAACCGATAAACGATTCGCTGCGCCAGCATCTAATACTGTACTCGCAGGCGCAAGTCCAACTATATCATCTACGGCGGACTTAAAGCGATTACCAAGGTCTTTAACACCCTTCTTAATAATCGAATCACTACGCCGCATCAGTTTCCTGACGTCGCGAAGATATAATTCTTGTTTAGCTGGCACGACGTTCCTGCCTATCAGCGGGTTCCTCTCCAGCCTGCTTACCCTCTACTTCATCACCCTTTGTAGTCTTTCTACTCTTTGCAGCAATGACCTTTTTAGTTCTATCTTCAAACTCATCCATACCGGGTTCAGAAATCTCAGGCTCAGGTGGTAACACCCGAGAATCAGCACTGATTTCAAACCCACCTTCTTCTGCGGTTTGAAGAACCATCTCATGCGCTGCTTCGCGTGAAAGAATAGCTGAAGCCACCAAAGGGTTGACGGCTACTGACATATCTTTCATAATAGTTGCTCCACGCGCTCTATCACGGCCACCAACCTCAAGATGCGTCAAATCAAACTCAGGATCTTTATTCAGCTTAGACGCTTTCTTATCCTTCTGAAGTTTTAATTGGACAGTAATCACCATCATCCAAAAGTTAAGAATCTGACGTTGCTTCCGTCGGAGGCGACGCAGCGGGACTACGTCCTGCGCTCGAGCCGTTGCGAAATTGGCTCCGCCACCCGCACCTGACCAATGCTCAGGCAAACCCTTCGATCCATAGGTATTTGCACGGAGTACCTGTTCAATCTCCACCAATGGACGTCCCGATGTTTCGGGTGCCTTAACCTGAATATCTACCTTATCATTGTGACAGATAGTAACAGGATCTTTAGGAGGAGTAGATAATCCAAGATCCTTAAGTTTCTGAGTAGCTTCCGCTGCTGTTTTAACGTCCTTCGCTGTAACGTCAAGAATGAACAACTTAAGAAGTTTCTCTCTTTCAACCTGAGACCATATGAGTTCATCGTGAATATCGATATAGTCTAGAATCTCGCACAACCACGGTCGACCACGTGTAGCTCCAAGAACCCTATTGTTGTAATAAGTAAACATCAACCCATGAACATTAGCCTTTTTATCTTCTCCGTCTACAACCTTTTCAACAATCTGATATCTTGAATTCTTAACGTCATCCAATCTAGTTATTTCAATCTTTTCATCAATATGATTCAAAACAAAATACTGTAGAGTATTACCTGATTCTTTAGGATCTGGAACCTGAATAAAGTTATCCCGTCGACGATCATCCTGTAATACTGAAGCAACGTTCTCTGGAGGATGATAAGAAAACTCTAAATGACCGTCGTCTTCAGACATCTCTACTATAAGGAACAACTCGCCTTCAATAAGACTTGCACGGGTATAATCCTCTACTTGCATGTATAGATCATTCCGTGTATCAAACCAGATTTCATCAACTGCGTCTTGGAGTTTCTTATCCTTAGGGTCTTTCGCTTGCGGTGCGATATCATCCCCCATGATGAAGTCGATAGGGATTTCAGTAATGTTGTACGCATCTCCACGAAGTGCGTATGTCTGATGCGAGAGACGCAGTATCTCTTCACGTTTCTGTTGACTAAAATCTCTACCTGCATCATCAGGTTTTTGACCTGACGTTAATTGCCGAAAGAGACTTTGATTTTGGTACGTGCCTGGCAGATTCTCATCGGGGTCGAAATTGACACTGAGAAGACTCTCCATAGCTGTGAGTTTCTCACGCATCTTTCGCATATCACTCTGCATCTTGATACGATCAGCGGACTCTAATGGTCCTTCACTGACCGATTCAGATCGGAACCAAGTCATAGGGTTCAGGTTCATCAGAAGGACCTCCTATCGAGAAGACGGGGTCGCTCCGTCCTCTTTTTGTTTGGGTATGGATTGTAATTACCCCGATTCATTGGTACGACAACTCCACCTGCTCCACAAGACTTCATAGCAACGCGATCAGAGAACGCTAGCATAAGCGCATCAAGGTAGTTAGGTGAACGCCCTGTACGCTTTCTATACTGCTCCTTAGGTTCAATTCGTCGCTTATTTCGGTCATTATACTGAATCTTGAGGGTGGTGCCCTCAGCTACAAGAGTAGTATCCTCTCTAATCTTTGGGTTTACCACAATGAAAGGAGTATCGACAAATCGCTCCTGTAGGTCGTGGTACAGTTCACTTCTTAGGTTGACATGACTGTCCTCATCATCAATAGGTGCAAGACCCACATTAACAGGTATCACATTGATCTCCGGTTTCATATCCATCAACTGATCTGTGATACCACCACCAAGTCCAATATCATCGATACGGACTTCTTCATAATCAAGGTCGTGATAGAGTTCACTTATACGCTTAGAGGACCAAGTTGTTGATTTACCTTGCCACTCATCAAATCCTTCAAGTATATCACCGAATCGATGAGCAACACAGGTAAGATCAGTACCAAAACGAGCAGGGTCCACACCAAGAACACGGGGAGCAACAGCACTAGGCATACCCCAACGTAGATACGCCTCTTCAAAGTTCTCAAGACTGAGTACACTGTCAATCGCCCCTTTCGGAAATTTGCCAAGCACGTTGACCATGACATAGGCCGACTTCTTACCGTACTTCCTTATTTGCTCTCTGGCCCACTGTATATCAACACGCGGCGCACGACCAGGGTCGTCTGGATCTCCAGTGATCTCCTTTATCCACCAGAGGTCTCTTTCCGACGTACATGCTCTGTAGAGGGGTCCTGACGCGTGCGTAGGATTTCCACCAATAAGGAGTTTAACCAGTTTGCCGGTTGCAAGTCCGCCTTCAGCCGCCGCAGCAACTGAGTCAGGTATACCTCCTGCTTCGTCAAGGATGAAGAATAGATAATCTGCATGTAACCCTGCAAGGGTGTTTGCTTGCTGTTCGGGATCTGCATCTTTACTCCACTTTCTTGCACTGATCCACCATTCCTCAGGATACGCATTACAGAAAATACGTTCCTTTGTCCAAGTAAATTCACGCATGATCCAATCGGATCGACGCATGAACTTCCTGAACTCCGCCCAGAGGTTATCTCTTAAGTTATCGCCCGTGATAGCGGTAGCTGCGATCTTAGGAAACGGAAACATGCTTAAGAAGTGGAGTCCGCAGAATACCTCTGCTGCTGTCTTACCAGGACCCTTACACGCTTTAAGACAGATACGCTTCTTATCGGTTGTGATTCCTGAATATGCTGCAAGAACCTCATCTTGCCAAGGATCAGGTTCACATTTCAAGCACTCCCTAACAAACAAACGTGCATCATTACGCCAACGCGCAAGTTGTTCTAGTGCTGGTTTAACAGAACTCAATCCCAACCCTCAATTAGTTCCTGATACGCCGGAATATCGAATAGCTTACCCGGACACGTCTTAATAACTCCAACAATATCCCGATGACCTATGATATCGTGAGGTTCAATACTATGCGCTTCTAAAAGTGATCTAACCAAAGGTGCAGAGTGTCGGAGCATTTCGGTCGGGGGTACTGACTTGTCAAAATCTCCAACAAAACAAATGTGAATTCCGTGCTTGTTAAACCCCTGCCTCCACTCTCCCGCTGCTTGGGTAGTCTGTCCGCGACCCACGATGGAAAGGTACTGGGCATCCGCAATATCGCCACGTCTATCAAACGCTTCGATGATAAAGTGGTATCCGACATTTCTCCACCCCTTATCTATATGCGTTTGCCGAATTGCGGGGTATGAAAGCGTATCACCATCCTGTGTTGCACTATGATGCAGAACTATATGCGTCTTTTTCATCCTATCCCCTCTAATGGTTCATCTTCAACAATCGCTACGTCGATTGGTTCTGGCTCTGGAAGTGCCTTACGCTTAGGCCCATCGAGCTTCATGGACTCAGTAATGAGATCGGCAAGGGTACCTCCCACATCAACCTCAGTCTTCTGCGTCGGCCTACCGCGATACTGATACAGTACAGTAATAGCGGCATGTAGTCGAGTATTAAGATGCCTACCCTTAATCTTGCCACGCATGATCCCTAGAATAATACCCACCGCTTCATGCGCTTGTGGATCTAGGTCTTCAAACGTTTCCCCTTCTTGCATGTTGTCGCGTATTTCCTCAACCATTTGCATAGCTTTGGCAATAGCGGACGCTCCCCCTTTTTTCTTCTTAGTCATCAATTCACCCTATAACGGGGACCACGGAGTGCTTGGTTCGGGCGGGTCCGGTGGTGGGCATAGTAGCAGTTAGTTAGTGCAGTTAAAAAGATGCGACTACGTGGCCCCCGCATATTAACTTAGATCGATACCATCATCGTCGTCCTCATCTTCAGGTTTAACACCAGTCGAAAGTGGTGAAATACCCTCATTCTTAGCACGTACAGCAGCGACAATTAGTGTATCAGCGGCACCGCCACTAATCTGCAAACCATCAATCAACAACTGCTGTGCAAACGACTGCGCCTCATCCTTAGTCAGAAGACCAAGTGATTGACGCTCTTCCTTAGTCATCTGACCATCAGCAATACGTACTTGAAGTCCATCAACAATAGTTCGTGCAGCAGACATAGACCTCTTTAGTCCTGCCTTTTTGATCTCCTTAAAAACACCCTTAAAAATAGGTAGGACAACCTTACGAAAACTCCCCACAATCAATCCTCCTATAATATCCACTACTTACTCTACCTGAACTTCAGGCCCAGGCCACGGTTGACTAAACACATCTGTAGGTTCTCCACTACCCAAAGGCAACGCTACATTAGCCACCTTTACTCTATTCAACGGGATACTGGTAATACGGATCTCAGTACAAGACACCCGATTAACATTATTCGAGGGTAGTTGTACCCATCCAGCACCAGCATCAATGAAAACTTTGAAATTAGTATCAAAGTTCACACCATGAATAACGTGAGTACCCTCTTCATTATCCATAACGTCAGTCACATCTGGTCTAGGATACCCTTCAATCTCAGTAGCCAATGAGAATAGTTCGCCAGAAACCGCGCGCACCTTGTAAATATGCGTTTCGCAGTTATCAATACTAGCCGTATAAACTCTATCCATACCTACTGAGAACCAATCATTCTCATCAACTTTGACTTCATAACCTGTTACTTCAGGACCAGAATCAGGAGGTTCCCAAACGAGTTTAATTTCACCCGCTCGAATAATGAGAATACTCAACCATAAAACTACAAACGTAATTACGACCCAAAATAGAATCCGCTTTACGCGGATAGACATTAGATCACCCCCTTACGGTAGACGGCCTACCTTGATCGGCTTTCCCGCTTTCATACGTTTGATTAACGTCTTAGGATCACTACCAACGTCATGTGCCTTCATAGCTGACGCAGTTCCAATCAACGCATAAACAAACGCAATCATCCACCCCG